CAGCCGCAGCGCGGGAAGCTAGAGCAGCAAAAGAAAAAGACGCCTCAAAATACACAACAGGCATGATGGGTGGTGGCAAAGTTGGTATGCACCGCATGCCCGATGGCACGATGATGAAAAACAGCGCCCACAAGGGTATGAAAGCTGGCGGTACGATGAAGTATAAAATGGGCGGTTCAGTCGATGGTTGCGCAACCAAAGGCAAAACAAGAGGCACGATCCGATGAGCAAAGAAACTCCTAGTAAGGCTGACAAAACGAAGGCCGAGCGTATGCTCAAAAAAGGAGCGCCTAACTACCGCTCCAAGAACCCCATGCGTGTCTCCGAAAAAGGAGAAGCCGTCTACGAATACGCAGATGAGCCGCAGTGGAAAAAAACTACCTACGTACCAAGCTCAAAAGCGTATGTTTCTGGTGCCGGGAGGGGTAAGGTAAACCCTGAGACGGTTCAGAAAAAGAAAACCGGCGGCAAAGTCAAAGGTTACGCCCCCGGCGGTTCTGTTGGTAAAGGCTACGGCAAAGCTCGCGGCGCTAAAGCCTGTAAGATGCGGTGAATATGACGTTAATTGATCGCCACATCGCAGCCTCCGAGCGTCTGTATAAGATGATGGCGGAAGACCACAAAGAACGAGTCAGCGACTTGATTGAGTGGGCGGATATGAACTCGTCTTTGATGCGTAAGCTAGATGAGCGAGACCAATATATCCGCACGCTGGAAGCGGAGATCACCGCGCTTAAAGCAGCGGCAGGAATATAAAGGCCACGATATGATGGGTTCACGCGGAATGGGGTGCATGGCAGGCGCTAAAAAATCAAGGCCCGTGGCTATGAAAAATGGCGGGTCCGTTAAAGACGCTTGCTATAAGAAGGTCAAAAGCCAGTACAAAGTGTTCCCCAGCGCGTACGCAAGTGGCGCTATAGCTAAGTGCCGTAAGAAGGGTGGCTAGTCGTAATGGCTGTTCGCAAGACCGCAAAAGGAGCCGCGCTAAAGCGCTGGTTCAAAGAAGACTGGAAAGACGTATCTACGGGTAAACCCTGTGGTCGTAAAGAAGGTGATGGGCGGTCTACTCCGTATTGCAGACCTACAAAACGGGTGTCTAGTAAAACCCCAAAGACAAGTGGGGAGATGACACCCACTGAAAAAAGTAACCGTGTAGCGCAGAAAAAACGTTTAGGTCAGCCCGCTGGGGCGCCAAGGCGTGTAACGCCTACAAAAAGGGGTAAGTAATGGCAGTTTCCGGCACGACCGATTTTAATCTTGACTTCACCGAAATAGCGGAAGAGGCATGGGAACGCGCGGGCCGCGAGATGCGCTCCGGTTACGACCTGCGTACAGCACGTCGATCTATGAATTTGATGACCATCGAATGGCAAAACCGTGGCATCAACATGTGGACTATCGAAGAGGGCGCGCTAAACCTCGTGCAGGGTACGTCTGAGTATGATCTGCCAGCCGATACAATTGACTTGCTTGACCACGTAATTCGTACTGGCGCTGGTAACGTTTCTACACAGGCCGACCTCTCCATAACACGTATTAGCGTTAGTACCTACGCGACTATCCCTAACAAGTTACAGCAGGCACGTCCGTTACAGGTGTGGATACAGCGTCTACGTGACGCCCCAAAAATTACTGTTTGGCCAGTGCCTGACCAAGGTACAGCGCTTAACCCATACTACGTTTTTAAGTACTGGCGTTTACGTCGTATTGACGATGCGGGAGCAGGCGTACAAACGGCTGACGTTAACTTCCGGTTCCTGCCCTGTTTAGTGGCTGGCCTTGCATACCACATTGCTATTAAAGTGCCTGAGCTTGCCCCCCGCATTGAGATGCTAAAGCAAGTCTACGACGAGCAGTTCAACTTAGCCGCAGGAGAAGACCGCGAGAAGGCCGCAATTCGGTTTGTACCACGCCGCCAGTTCATTGGGGGTAGTTAATGGGTAATCGATACGCGTCCGGCAAAATTGCTATTGCGATCTGTGATCGTTGTGGCTTTCGCTTTCGCCTGCGTGAGTTAAAAGAACTGGTTATCAAGACTAAAAAAGTCAACCTGTTAGTTTGTCCAACGTGTTGGGATCCAGATCAGCCACAGTTACAACTGGGTATGTACCCGGTAGACGACCCGCAAGGTCTACGTAACCCTCGTCCAGATAGCACTTTCTTACAATCTGGGGTCTTAGCGGACGGCAGTATTGGTGGGGGTAGCCGAGATATTCAGTGGGGCTGGAACCCTGTAGGTGGCGGGAGTAATCTTGTAAGTGGTGGTACACCGAACGACTTGGTAGCAAACGGTTTTATTGGTACAGTAACGGTTACAACTAGCTAAGGAGCTAACATGGCAACGAAAATGAAGCATGACGACGCAAAGATGGACAAAGCCAACTTGCAAAAAGCTGTCAACAAGCATGAGAAGAAACTACACCCCGGCAAGCCAATGACTAAGTTGAGTGGCGGCGGGGGCATCAAAATTCGTGGTACTGGTGCAGCTACCAAAGGTACAATGGCACGTGGCCCAATGGGTTGAAAGTAAGATATGAACTACACCGAGTTGAAGGCTAACATCCAAGACATCTGTGAAAACACGTTCACAGAGGATGAACTCGCCATGTTCACGCAGCAGGCTGAGCAAAAAATCTACAACACGGTGCAGATTCCAGCCTTACGTAAAAATGTGTCTGGCACGTTTACGGCGTCAAATAACTACCTGCAAATACCATCAGATTTTCTGTACTCGTATTCGCTAGCCGTTATTGACGGTAGTGGGGACTTCCATTTCCTGTTGAATAAAGACGTTAACTTCATTCGTGAGGCGTACCCGTCCTCGTCTTCAACTGGTTTACCTAAGCACTACGCTAACTTTGACGACTCGTCGTTTATTGTCGGCCCAACGCCTAACGCGGGGTACGCCGCCGAGCTGCATTATGGCTACTACCCAGAGTCTATTGTGACCGCCGGTACTACGTGGCTTGGTGACGAGTTCGATTCTGCGCTGTTAAACGGGGCGTTGATTGAGGCGATTCGCTTTATGAAGGGCGAAGCCGACATGGTTGGTATGTACGAGAAGTTATATGTTCAGGCTATTGGCCTATTAAAGAATTTGGGTGATGGCAAGCTACGTCAAGACGCGTACCGCTCTGGCCAAGTCCGCACTACGGTTAGTTAAGGAGTTATAAAATGGCAATCTCTCAAGCAATGTGTACGTCGTTCAAGGTCGGTATCCTTGACGGTGACTTTGATTTTTCCAGTGGTACAGCACAGGTCTTCAAGATCGCTCTGTACACATCTTCAGCAACGCTGGACGCGGCTACTACAGCGTATTCCGTTACGAACGAGGTGGCGGGGACAGGTTACTCTGCGGGCGGTAATACGCTGACAATTAGTACAAACCCTACATCTACAGGCACTACGGCGTTTTTGGACTTTGCGGACACCACTTGGAGCGCAGCGACTATCACGGCTCGCGGTGCGCTGATCTACTTGGCTAATGGTGGCACTAACCCTGCCGTGGCTGTGTTGGACTTTGGCTCTGATAAAACCTCTACGGCAGGCGATTTTACGATTCAGTTTCCCACTGCTGACGCTTCTAACGCGATCATTCGCATCGCTTAGGGGTTGTAGGTGGCCGACGCCAAGGTAGCCTTTGAAGGTTGGGGTGCCTCCGGCGTTGCTTGGGGCGCTCAGGGCTGGGGTGTCGGGCACGTAACAGCTACTGGTACAGGGCAGGTTGGCTCTGTTGAGGCCACAGGGGTGGCAAACGTTTTCCCGTCTGGTTTAGAAGCCACTGGGTCCGTTGGCACTGTTACTGTTATAGCGCAGGCTAACGTCTTCCCCATAGGAGTTGAAGCTACAGGCGTAGTTGGCTCTGTTGCAGTTGTTGCAGCAGCTAATGTATTCCCCACAGGGGTTGAAGCTACGGGCGTTATTGGTACCGTTGCAGTTGTTGCGGCGGCTAATGTATTTCCAAGCGGCGTTGGGGCTACCGGTGAGGTTGGTACCGTTGCAGTT